GGCGGCCAGTACTGAAGGAATTTCTTCTTTAGGTATATGCTCCAGTACATCCTTTGCGATAATTAAATCCCAGCCACCTTTGATATCTTCAGCAGTATCAACAACAGTTAGGTACTCTTTAACTTTCGGGTGACAATTAGTCACGGCATATTCTGATACATCAACACCATGTGCTTCTTTACCTAACAATCGTAATGCATAGACCATAAAGCCTTTTGCACATCCAAAATCTAATACTGTAGTAAATGGTATATTATTGATGATTGAAGATGCCTCACGAATACTTCTTTCAGGCATCCACCTGTACTGCTCATAAGCACTTACACGATGGCGAACACCATCTTCAAAATACTTCTCATCAAATACTTTTTTAATTTCGTCCCATTTCATTATATAATCCTTAAGCAAATTCGTTGTGACGAGTTTCTGTTACTACATCGTCAATTAATTCATTTTGATATGCATACTTGCAAAATGAACAAGCATGATGACGGCGACTTACGCCTGCGCCACCAACTTGTGAATTATAGAAGTCTGTGATGCCGGCAATATCAGAAATCTTAAATTCTTCATTTACTGCATAGTTGTTCTCAGGTGCCAATTCAGCAGAAGGACAAACATATACATTACCATCTGTAAACACACAAGGTTTAACCATGTGCATATAACAGTTATCATTTCTTCGTACACCTTTGAAGTTAAAGTCTGACAAGAAAGCATACTTCAACTTGCCATTCTTTTCTTCGTGTATGGCAATCAATTCACCAATTTTAAGAATGTCTTTCTGTACTTCTTCAACAGATTTAATTGCATTAAAGGCAATTCTGCATGGGATTTTCTTTTCTTCAATCCATGCCAACATCTTCATAAAGTTTTCTTCTTTATATGAATTTGATGCAAGTTTCTTGGCCTTTGTATCAGTCCACTCACCTGTAATATTTGGATTAGTAGAGGTCTCTGTTGCACCGTCCCAAACATATGCGGCTGAGATTTCAATATCTAAACCTTCGAACACTTCAAGGTGATATTCATATGGTTCTTTTTCGTCCCATGAATACATGCCAAGGCGAACCCATGATAACATATGCCAGTTCTTAACTCTTTTTAGTAGAGAACCGTTTGTGCAAATACCAATTTTGAGTCCACGATTGTATGCATGTTCAATCGCCTTGTCTAACTGTGGGTGCAATGTTGGTTCGCCACCGCCTGTAAACTCCATACCTAGAACACCAAGGTCTGCGAATTGGTCAATTGCAGATTTCATTTGGTCAAGTGTCAACATCTCTTTCATTGTTCGATTGGCAAAACAACAGAATGAACAAGTTAGATTACATGGGTTTGCAGGTGACATATGAAACATCACAGGTTTTGGTCTTTCACCATTTTGAATCAACTGTAGTCTATCCATGTGTTTCAATAACTTCACATGGTTACTGGTGTAACTACGACCTTGTACCTTGTCTTCAGGAATAGTTTTCTTCTTTTTCATTATCGCATTAGCATTAATAATTTCCATAATTATACCTTAAATGTAAATTCATATTCAGTTTGCGGTTCTCTATAAGCACCGACTTCTTCATTATATCTATCTTTCATAAATTTGGGATAGACTTCACTTAGTATTTTTTCCATCTCAGCAAAGGCTGCAGGTTTGTCATAGTAACTAGGTCTGTTAGGATGATACATTGATACTTCATGCATCACTCCTGCTCTTTGTTTTGTGATTGATGAGAGAATAACATCAAATCCCCAACCACTCTTAACTTCATGGTAGTTCCAAAAATCTAACAGAATAGGTATCAATGATGAATGAAAGAAATTACCCATACCTTCATTGAAGTTTGTTAGACTGTAACTGTAACCAGGAACTTGATGTAGAATTCGATGCGTAGATTCTGAGCCTGCAATCGTTGACATTTGAAACATCTTAATATCTTTTTTCGTTGCAATTTCTAATGCACGATTCACACTTTGAATATCAGTAACTAAGTCATCGTCCCAAAATCCAATGTAATCATAGTCTTTGTAATCAAATGTATCAAGGAAATGTTTTGCCAAGTCCCATTTGAAACCAGTATCTCTAATCAACTGGTCATATGTGTTCGGTTCAATATCAAAGTCTTTGTATTGATATACAACTGTTTCATAGTTTCTTTTGATGCCATCTGTCTTGCGCCAATGATTATCTCTATCATACGCATCATGGTAGTTAAGTGGAATGCCGACAGGGCAGAAAATAACATTATTCATTTTTAATCCAATACCAAACATCTACTCCAACAATTCTTATATTTGATGATCCATTTCTTTCGTTGAATTCATTTACAGCTTTTTGTACTCCTGCAAAACTCCAATCGTGTCCTGCAAATATTCCGCCGTTTTTTATTTTAGAAAAGAAAAGTTCACAGTCTCTCAACGCACCTTCATAAGAATGGTCACCATCAATAAAAATATAATCTAATGATTCATCTTCAAATGAATTTACAAAATCTTGACTATAACCTCTGAGTATTTTTCCTCTTGATGCAAAATCTGAGATATTATCTTGTGCAGCCAAGTATTGTGCATCTAACATCTCTTGGGTGATTTCTCTACTGCCATCCATATAACCAATGTATGGATCTATCCCTGTAAGTTTTAAATTTGGTAAAGCCTGTAAGAAGTGATTCATTGTCCAACCACTAGCAACACCAATTTCTAAACCAACAAGTGTTTCTTTTTGACCAAATAAATGGTCAACTAAGGCACAAAGACCAGGAGCCGAAATCCATTTTTTCTTCTCCCATTCACCTTGCTCTTTTAATATTCTAATGTTCCACTCATCCATATTTTTTCTCAATCAATTCTTTCCATTCAGGTACTCTATCATACTGATGTACTAATACGAATGGTCTACCATCACTTGTACATACTGTATCATCAACTAGAGTTGGGCATTTCTCAATCAACTTGTCACCATACTTATGTGCGACTTGTGGACCGGTTGTTCCCAACTGTGCAGCCCATCCTTCTTCAGAGGCAGTAAATCGTGTAATGTCTCTGTATGGTTTCATATTCAATAATACATTCAATGCGGCTTGGTCTGGTCCACCACCGCCTTCTATATGATGTGAAGTGCCATTACAAATCATATAGAGATTAAGGAACAAAGGCAGCATGGTATCAAACTTGCCAGAGATTGTGCCTGCATTATAAATCAATCTGTCTTTGTTGTGGTCGTGAATCAACGGACCAAAAGATTTCATAAGATTGTGACTGCCCCAATCTTCATCTTTGTATTTGATTGATTCACATGCAACATTAATTTGTGATTCATCCATGTTTTCTTCTAACCAAGTAGAAGGATTGGATTGAAAGATTACATCTTTAACATCTGTTGTGAGAATGTATCGATACTTACCTTCATATTGTTTCAGTAAATACCATAGGTGCAGAAACCTCTCAACTACAATTGAGAAGTCATCTCTGTATACAAATCTTTTATTTTCTTCATCCTTTTTGAAAGCAAGAATGGTGTAGTTTCGTTTCACTAATTCTTCAACTGTTTCATATGAAACATTATAACAAAGCATGGCCTTTGTGCCTGTGAAACCACTTCTATCTAATGAGTTCACCCATGGTTTAATTTTGTCAAAATCATAACCAGTAATACTACCAATCACTATATCATTCATAACAACTCCTCAATTAATAATCTCTAAATCTCTTTATCTTGCGACCCTGTTCAGGTGTGTCACTCTTATATGTATTCGTCAATGTATTCGTACCATCTTGTCCTGCACCGGCCTTAGGTAAAATATCTGGACTAACACTTTCTTTGTGATGTGTTGGTTGTTTTAGTTGAGAAAACTCACGCCTAGCATGTTGTAAATCTTTCACATGGTGCGTTGATGAAACTGCCTTCTTTCGTTTGTCAATTTTTTTCCATGTGACCAGTGCTTGGTCATTGTCAATACTTTGTATTTGACCTATATTCCATTGATTCTCTGGATGTCTTACCCAATCACCACGATACACCTGTTCTGTCACACTCTTATGCAACTTCACGCCTGTAACATCTTGAACTAAATTCCATGCCTCTTTATTTTTCTTTTTCTTTATAAAAGATTGTAACATATCTTTTTGTTTTTGTGAAGCCTTTTGTTGAAACTTTACCAGTTCCATAATGCCAATGTTACCAACATAACCCGCTTCGGTTATCTGTTCTTTTAATATTCTTGATTTTGTTATTCTTCGAATTGCTTCTGTCATTTTATCCTCTAGTCAAGGTAAGAATCTTTTGAATTTGAGATTCAAGAATTGGTTTTCTATTTGGCCAATTGATGTATGGTTTATCTGCCGTCTTTAAAAGATTTGATAGAAATGGCATAATTAACTTTTCTACTTGTATCAATCTTGATTTATATTCTTCAACTGTTTCATCTTTTTCGGCAATGACTGCATTGTATTCTTCTTCTGATACCGCAGAGAATCCAAAATCGTTATCACCATACTCAGCAAGAATTTTATTTATATCATATGCCATCACTTACTCCAGTTTTTCTGTGCAGTAAAATTCAAATGCGAGAACTCAAGTCTATCTACCAATTTAACTGCATTACCTGTCAACCTATCAACTGCAACAAAACCTTCGGGATTTGTCACTTTGAAACCGTCTTCTGTTTGAACAAAGGTACTGGTAACTTGTTTCATCTGTTGCAACTTTTTAATAATCATATTCTTGGCATCAACCATGCCATTTTGCATATCAAATACATTTTTCAAATCATTTGCAGCACCACGGAGAGTTCGCATAATTTCATTCTTAATCATGGTCTTATCTCTCTTTGTCTTCTCCATCTTTGCAGAAACAATATCTTTGTTTAGTTTTTCTTCAACCCACTTCAATAATTCTCTTGTGTGTGCGGCAGTATTAGTAATCTTTTGGCCTTCACGCACTTTGGTGTTATTGAATGTCTTAATGTATTCTCTGATTGTATCACTATTAGAAATTCTACCAATAGACATTGCACTTGTTTGTTTGAATAATGAACCAACAAAGGAAAGAATAGAAGTTATTTGTTTTGTTTCTTCTTCTGTGAATGATGCAGTACCAGATGCATCGGTAAAATATGCATCACGAAACCAAACATCTTTAGTTGGTGTAAGATTTCTGATATCAATGTTAAATGATGCCTTCATATCTGCAAATGTTCTACCTGTATATGAAGTATGAAACACAACACCCATTTGTGCAGCCTGCATTGTTTTTGCAAGTTTAGAATCGGATGGCACAGCATAGATTAATGTGTTTGGTTGAAATGTAATATAACTTTCACCATCAAGTGTCTTCTCTGATAGGTCACCTTTTGCAAACATCATATCACCTTGCAGAACACCTTTGATGCCAAGTTTTGGAAGATATCGTAGAGCAACTTTTAGTTTTGCATTAAGGCCTTCACCTGGATGGTTCTTATCAATGTCTGCATCGGTGTAATTCAACTTTGCATTTGCATTGAAAACACCTTTTGTGCCAACAAAGAATTTACCATTGTCAGGATTGATACCACAAAAGATTGCAGGCGAACCGTCCCACTTTGTTGTGGTGTTTACTTTTGATTGTGAGTGGCCAGCAAGCATATCTCTCAATGCCTGTAAGAAATTAATTGCATCACGACCACCTTGAACACCACGATTCAGAATTTCATCCTCAAGGTGTTCTAGGTGAAGATTTGCACCTTCTTTTTTTGCTTCTGTTAAGTATTGTGTGAATTTCATATTACAATATCTTTATAAAATAAGAACTTTCATTTGTTTGAGATTTAGCATAGTAAATAAAATCTGAAGCTATGTTATTTTGTTTACCAGAAGTCATGAACAAATCTATAAATTTTAAATTCATGTATTTTGAAAAGTAAAAAGAACCAGGAGAATCAGAGTCTTTTGCTTTTGCAGATGCTTCAAATTCTTTTAAAGTTTTAAGTTTGTCAGCACCCTCATAATATATCTCATACAATCTGAAAAACTCTTTCATAAATCCTGATGTTTTTGTAAAATTAAAAACTTCTACTTCAGAATCATCAAATAATCCTTTAGAGCCATATTTTTTTAAATATTCATTTACATTACCGCCACCTATTTTACCACCAGCTGCAGCACCACCTTGAACTTCACCTTGCCAAGATGAAGTTGTATTTGTTGCTCTAAATTGAATCTCAATTCCACTTATCTTCATATACATATCAATCGAATTAAAAAAACCTTTCGAACTACTGGTAGCAGCAAGTCGATAACCGTCATATCTATAACTGCTTTTTTTAATTCCTGGATTATTAGATTCTTCCTTTGTAGCTTTACCTTCAACTTTTTTTAATGACACACCTAACAATTTATTTTTTTGAGCTAAATCAAAAATTTGTTTATTTAAATCTGGCCAAGTGGCATATGTTAATTCAGGCAAATCATTTGCATTTTTTCCTAAAGTTGTCATCCAAATATCACCTGGATTCCATTTATTCTTATCAAAAGAACCTAAAACTGGATTTATTTTTAAACATTCTTTATGATAAGAATAAATTTTATTCATAAAATCGGAGTCTCTGTGAAAATATACGGGAGATTTAAATTTCATCTTATAATCATTATATAATAAATTTGCAGCTCTTATCATAGAAATTGTCCATCCTTCATCATTTGCAACATTTTCTATTATCATATCTATTGTTAGACTTCCTGTGTCGCAATATTTGGCAGATTCTTTAAAGTTTTTTATAGATAAATCTTCTGGACTGTCTATTTCTTTTTTTATTACATTAAATACCAAAGAACAAAAGTAACATTGTCCACTTTCAGTATATTTTGTTAATGTTGATCCACCTCTAGCACCTCCACCTCCACCAAACTCTTTTGTTTTGGTGAAATCTTTCATACTATATGATTCACCAGTTACACTTATAAACTTTAATGCAGAAAATGAACTCCTATCTTCTTTTTCTCCACAAGGTTTAAGTTTATCTAAAATTTCTAATTGAGATTTATTATTTCTAGAATTTTTGTCTGTGCCAGTAATAGAAAAAGTAGCTTGTTTCTTATCTTCCATATCAAATGGTTGCTTATAAGCTTCGGTGCCAATTTTTTCATATTTCATTTTGGCAAAAAATTTTTGTTTTCTGGAAATAAACTTATCTTTTTTTGTCGCTATTTTGAAAAAATCTTTATATGTTAAGCTACTCATTCGATACTCCATTCGTTATTGGAGTATTTATGCTATCACAACTACCGTATTATGTCAAGCGAAAAATGAATCTAGCGTGTTCTTTTCTGTCTTTGGATACTCTGAATTTCCTTTACGAAACACCCATACCGGTTCAATAAACACATCTTTCAATTCTACGGCATTGGGTCTGGCCATCATACGCATACCTATCTTGCCAACATAAAAAGAGTCTTTAAATGATGCAAAGTGTTCAACCATGTCATCACACAGAGGAAGTCTTTTAGACCCCTTGGTGCGTGGTTCTATGATGTTTATCATCATGTATCCGTTCTGTTTGATTGTCTTCCAAACTGTCTCAGTTACCTTGAAGAAGAAATTATACTTCCATCCGTTGAATGAATCATATCTTGCCCACGATTGATTAGATGCCTTATCGGTATCTGTTGCATACTTTTCTGTTTCAAAGTATGGTGGTGATGTAAAATAGAAATCAAATGTATTCACATACAAATCCCAATTCACATCTTCAGAAGGCAGATTCCAAATCTTTACAGTCTTCTTACCGACACATTCAAAGTAATCTGTTTTCTCAATTAAAGTTGGTTCACCACCAAGAAGTCTTTCGTATGCGACACATTGTTTTTTGTATATTTCAAATACATCTGGATTAGGATCACAACCAACATACATCTTTGTGCATGGTGTGCCATAAAATCCTGCAAGTCTGTCACCCCAACCACATGAAGTATCTAATACATTTTCTGCCTTATGTTTTTCATATAAGGCCTTTGCAACAGATGGTCTGAATTGAGTTGCAGTATATGTGCCTAATCTAAATGCGGTACGAAATGTTGCCTCATTCAAATCACCATCTGCCATAATGCCTTCACGCCAGAAAGTCCAGTTCATTCTACTCAACTTATCTTTGTCATTCCATATTTCTAATGGTGCAGATGATGAATTAGAACCACATTTCATTCGATTCATTTGTTGAAAATAATCACTTATGACATTGTAATGATTTGATTTATCAATCACACCCAATGGCATATCAGCGTATTTGTATTTGTATTCATATCTTTCTTCAACAACATCAAAATCTTTATATTGGTCTAAATGAGAACGAAAATAAAAATCTGTAAATCGACTATTCACTTCATGCAATTCACAATCATTTGTTGGAAAAGGAACTTTGTTTCTATGAATATACTCAGCCAAAGATTGACGAATTTCATCTTTATCAAAAGTTGTAATTAGTGATTGCCAATCTTTCGATTTGACATTTGGTATGCCACGACTATCACAATTTACAGAAAAGTAATTTATAATTTCTTCGTTAATCATACCTTCAAACCACCAAAGTCTTTTCTTCTTTCACGATTACCAAATGTGTTTATTGGTTTATCAGGAATGCCTGCATCAGCAATATCTTGTTGTGCAGATTCTTCAACATCATACAGTCTCATCTTTGAACGGTCAACACCAAGAACAAATCTCTTATATAAATTAGGATCACCATAACGATTCTTTAATTGTTTAACCAGAATTTGATTCAATGCTTCTAGTTCTTCGTTTGTTACAAGAGCAAACATAAAGTCGGCAGTTGCAGGCAGACCAAAAGATTCAGAGGTATCTTCAAGACCAGGATCTGAATTACTGAAACCACTACGAGTTGTTTGTGTAGCAGAGACAACTGGTAATGCAAACTCAACGGCAAGACCACGGAGTTCTTCTGCAATTGCCTTGATGTATGAATAACTGTTTACATTCGCACCAGGTTTAATTCTTGCAGAGCAACAAATGTTTAGATAATCAATAAAGATAATATCTGGTCTGAAATTCTTCTTCAAAGCCAAATCATTTAACAATGCACGGAAATGCAATACAGACGCACCAGCAGTTGGATACTCTTTGATGATTAACTTACCTTGTGTCTTTGATTTGAGTGCAGAGAATTTTCTAAGATAATCTTCTTTACTGATTGTTCTTAATTCATCTAAATCAATATTCAATAAGTTGGCATCGATTCTCTCTGCAATCTTTTCTTCTGCCATTTCCATTGTGATATAGAGAACATTTTGACCTTGTGATAGATTACCTGCGGCCACATGACACATGAACAAAGACTTACCAACACCAGTGCCAGCAAGTGCAATGTTCAATGTCTTAATTGGAAGACCACCTTTTGTAATCTTGTTAAAGAGGTCGAGGTCAAAACGAATACGAGATTCTACTTTGTGATATGAATCATAACGAGAATCAAAGTCTTGTGTGTAATCGTGACCGATGTTGTTATCAAATGAAACACCGAGAGCATCACTTAGAAGTTGAGGTATTTCACCTTTAGTTCTTTTCTCATTCTTACTATCAAGAATAGAAACAGATTCCATGATGGCATTGTAAATGGCCTTGTCCTGGCAAAACTTTTCAGTTTGTTCAATCAACCATTGTGTTTCAGTCGGTTCATCTTTATCTGAATGAACTTTGTTTAGTAACTCAATTGCCTCTTGAACTTGAGGCTCAGTTAGATTTTTCTTCTCTGTGAAGTTGATTACAAGTGCCTCATGTGTCGGAGGATTCTTGTATTGATTTAAGAAATCAAATATTTCTTTGAATACAATCTTTTCTGCATTGTCTGAGAAATAATCTGGTCGAATGAATGGTAATACCTTACGGATATATTCTTCATTATAAATTAAGTTCTTTATGATTGTCTGTTCTAGTCTGTTCATTTGCCTGTGTTTCTAATATTATAGTAAGTACGTCACCCATGATTATATGCAAATCTTCATCATTTGTCAAGTCATCAATGTCATGTTCACCAGAATGAACAATGGTATATCCGAATTGCAATCTTGCAAATTCACCTTCTTCAACTACTCTTACCTTCTGATAATGATATATTACTCCTTTGTATTTTTCCATTAAGAGTTCTATACCAGTTACTTTGAGGTCCTTGAAGTCAAAGAAATGATAATCAACGCCTTCTTTAAGCATCTTCTGTTTCTTCCAAAACAGGAGTTTCTCCCATAATGTTTCCATATGCAATTTCATATTTGTGTTTAACAAACTCTTTAAACTTATCATCATTTAAAATTGACTCCATAAATTCAGGTGTTGATGTATCTGCAATTCGTTTCTTATCACCAATCTCACCAGTTGATTGGTCTACCTTTGCATACCAACCATTGGTTGGTTTGACCACATGGCCGGATTCAATTGCAAGGTCAAGTAAACCAGAATACTTACTAATACCACCATCAAAAGATACAGAAATAGGTATTTTAGATTTTTCTTTAACATAACGACTTTTCTCTACATTGATAATAAAATTGTAACCGACAATCTCGGTGCCATCTTTTTCTTGTTGACGGCCAATAATATAAATGTTGTCCGCAGAGTAATACGAACCTGTACCACCACCAACAATATCTTTCGGGAACATACCAATCTCTTTGTATGTGTGATTAACAACAACCATTGAGATATCTTTAATGTTCAAGTGTGGTGTAACCATTCTAAACAAACTCTTAATTTGTTTTGCACGACTCATATCTGCAACAGATTTACCTTCAAGTGCATCATCAACTTCTTTCTTTGATGCAAGATTACCAACTGAATCAAGTATGATGATTAGTTTATCACCACGATTCACATCGGCCAATTGTTGCATAATATCAAACTTCAATTGTTCAATATCAGTTAGTGGTGTGTGCAATACTCTGTCCATATCAATCTGAAATGTTTCAAAGTATTTGACTGGTGTGCCAAACTCTGAATCATAGAATAAAAGGACTGCCTCAGGGTATTTGTCCATATACGATTTTGCCATTAGCAAACTGAAGGCAGTTTTAAAGTGTTTAGATGGACCTGCCCACATTGTAAGACCAGGTATAAGACCACCATCAAGTCTGCCAGATAGTGCCACATTAATCATTGGCACACCTGTAGTGACCATATCTTTTTCAGTAAAGAATTTAGACTTAGATAGTATTGCACTATCTTTAATTGTTGAATTCTTTTTAATTTTTTCAAGTAAGCTCATTAGAAGGATCCTCCATCCATTTTAGTAATTTGTGTTTTCGGTATAATTTCGTTAGTATTATTTTTTTCTTCAAAGAATGATTCTAAACTAGGACTAGCTAGTTTGTCAAGCTCTTTTTTCTTCTTTACCTTCTTTATAGGTTCTTCAGCAGGTATTTTCATTCTGAGGTATGTTTGATTAGAAGCAATCAATAGTAGAATAGCAAGTGGGTCAAAGACAATAATGATAATAAGAATAACGCTTCGTACTGCTTTATCTATGAAGTTCGGGTCATCTTTACTATAGAATAGCTCGGCGATATATTTAATCGGACCAATTTCTGCCGTCAGTTTATTTTCCTCTGAAAGTAGAGGTAACTTTTCTGTTGATAATTTCTTTAGTTCAGCCTGCACTTCTTGTATTTGAACATCAATCTTGCGTGATGCAGTTGCTGGGTCACCTGCTCTTTGTAATAGGTAACTTAATCGTTCTTTTGCAATCTTTTCTTGTGTCTCTAATGTTTTTAACTGAACACTATTTGCACCAACAACAATATTTGTATCAAGGTGTGCCTTTGAAAGATAACCAAAGATGCCCATTGAAGTAATTAACATCAGCAGAATAATGGCAGTTAAAAAATAGTAACGCATTATTTGCACAGTAACATTCCAATTGTTATATAACCAAGATACTGTTACCAATTTAGATAACTCTAATACTGTACCCATCACAATAATTGGCCAGTATGAGCCTGGAAATATCTGTGCAAGACCAATAACTGAATAGTAGGCCGCAATACCTGATAATGCTAAAGCAGATAAAAAAGGTAATAATACTTGTATCATGGATTTCTCTTTGAGTGTGGAACATCAAACACAAAAGTAATTCTGGTGCAATCTCCTACATTCTTTGTTCCGTGCATTAATTTATTATTGAACCAAAGTAAAGTTCCTGGTTCTACTGTGTATGTTTCACCACCAACTGTATATTCATAACGACCTTGAATTGATAAATGATATCTATCTTTAGTTTGATAATATGATCCAATATCAATATGTTGTCCAACAATATCATCAACAGGTAGAGACAAGAAACCACACCTTGAATGAGCATGAAAATGTCTTCTCATAAAATTTACAATTTCAGTATGTCTATCATAGGCAGAAGTTTTGATACAAAGTTCTGTATTGTATGCCATCTCTCCTGGTTTTGAAATGGCACCCATAACTAACTGTAACACACCTGCTCTGATAGTGTAGATATCTTTATCTAATTGTTCGGCCGAATCAAGTTGTTTTTGATTACCCCAATCATCTTTATATTTTTCTAATTGAGATTTAATCTTTGAAACATTGATACCTGTTTTAATTATACGAATATTATCCAAAGAAACTCTCCAATGAATTTTGTTTCTCAGTTGACCAATTCATACAATCTAAAATCACTTTGATAGGTTCAAGAAATGCCTTGTTAAATTGCATATCGTAATCA